GTCGTATAGAATCATTAGTAAGTAGATGTACTACATTTGCTGATATGATACAATTAACTTCTTTAAAATTACAACAAGTAATTCAACGTATGGTACCCGATGGCGTTTTTGTAGATGTTGATGGTTTGGCTGAAGTAGATTTAGGTAATGGTACTAATTACAATCCACAAGAGGCTTTAAACATGTATTTTCAAACTGGTAGTATAGTTGGTAGAAGCTTAACACAAGATGGTGATCCTAATAGAGGTAAAGTGCCTATTCAAGAACTACAGTCTTCTAGTTCAAATGGAAAAATTCAATCGCTTATAGCTACTTATCAGTATTATTTACAAATGATAAGAGATGTAACTGGATTAAATGAAGCAAGAGACGGTAGTCAACCTGATCCTAATGCTTTGGTCGGTTTACAAAAAATGGCTGCTAATGCTTCAAACATAGCCACTAAACATATATTAGATTCAAGTTTGTATTTAACATTAAGAATATGTGAAAATATTTCACTTAGAGTTGCAGATGCTTTAGAGTTTCCATTAACAGCAAACTCATTAAAAGAAAGTATATCTGTTTTTAATGTTGAAACATTAAAAGAAATAGACACATTAAATCTTCATGATTTTGGTATATATTTAGAATTAGAACCTGACGAAGAAGAAAAAGCTCAACTAGAACAAAATATACAAGTTGCTTTACAATCTCAAGGAATTGATCTAGAAGATGCTATAGATATAAGACAAATAAAAAATCTTAAACTAGCAAATCAAATGTTAAAGCTTAAAAGAAAGCAAAAACAAAAAGAAGATCAAGCTAATCAAAAAGCAATGATAGTGGCTCAAAGTGAAGCTAACGCTAAAACAGCTGAGTCGGCTGCTATGAGTGAAGTAGAAAAACAACAAGCTTTAGCTCAAACAGAGATACAAATAGAACAAGCTAAATCTCAGTTTGAAATACAAAGAATGGAGCAAGAAGCATTAATTAAAAAACAATTAATGGCTGAAGAGTTTCAGTATCAACTTCAACTAGCTCAACAAAAAAATGCTAGAGTTGGTGAAAAAGAACAATTTATAGAAGATCGTAAAGATAAAAGAACTAAAATACAAGCAACACAGCAATCAAAAATGATTGATCAACGTCAAAATGATTTATTACCCACAGACTTTGAGTCTTCTGGAAATGATAATTTAGACGGATTCGGTTTAGAGCAATTTATGCCTCAATAAACTATTTATTAATTTTTATTATATTATATTATGTCAGAACAAGTAAAAGAAGAAGGGACTTTTAAGGTAAAACTTAAAAAGCCAAAACAATTAATTAAAAACGATGAACCTATTAAAATAGATTTATCAAAACCTAAAACAGAAACAGATGCCATTCCAGTCGGAGAAACAGAGAAAGTGGTTGTGGGCGAACAAACCGGAGATAGCCCTGAAGTGGACGAACGAGTATCAGAGCCCAGCCCGGTTTCTGAAATTAAAGAAGAAGAAGAAAACAAACCTATTGAAGAAAAATTAGAAGAAGAAATTGTAGAATTAGGTGAAAAAATAGAAGAAAAAGTTATTGCTCCAACTCCAGAAGAGTCAAGAGAAGTAGCTAAGCTACCAGAAAACATAGAAAAAGTTGTAGACTTTATGAAAGAAACTGGTGGATCGTTAGAAGATTATGTAAGGTTAAACGCAGACTATTCTAACGTAGATAATGATACTCTTTTAAGAGAGTATTACAAACAAGCTAAGTCACACTTAGATTCAAGTGAAATTAACTTTATGATTGAAGATAATTTCTCATTTGATGAAGAAGTAGACGAAGAACGTGAGATTCGTAAAAAGAAACTTGCGTATAAAGAAGAGGTTGCAAAAGCCCGAAAGCATTTAGATGGTTTAAAAAGTCAATATTACGAGGAAATCAAGTTGAGACCTGGTACGACACAAGACCAACAAAAAGCTATGGACTTTTTCAACCGCTATAATGAAGAGCAAAACACAGCTCAACAACAACATGAAGATTTTAAATCAAACACTAAAGATTATTTTTCTAATGATTTCAAAGGTTTTGACATCGATTTAGGAGAAAAAAAGTTTAGGTATGGGGTTAAAAATCCAAATGAAGTTGCAACTAAACAATCAAATGTTTCTAATATAATTAAGAAGTTCTTAAACAATGATGGAAGTGTTAAAGATGTTAAAGGTTATCACAAAGCTATGTATGCTGCTGACAATATTGACTTAATTGCAAAACATTTTTATGAGCAAGGTAAATCCGATGCTACTAAAGATATTGTTACAAAATCTAAAAACATATCAACTGATGTTAGGGAAACCCCTAATTCAGAGGTTATGGCTGGAGGATTTAAAGTTAAAGCAATCAGCGGTCTTGATTCTTCTAAATTGAAGATAAAAACAAGAAAATTTAACTAAAACTAAAAACAATTAATTATTATGGGACAAATTTCTCCTGTATTTGGGTCGGTTATACCTTCTCAAAAACAACAACTGCTAGCTGGAAACTACCTAGCTTTTAATGGTGGTGCGAATGATTTCATTCAGCAGTACTTACCTGAGGTTTACGAAGCTGAGGTAGAAAGATACGGAAATAGAACTTTAAATGGTTTCTTACGTATGGTTGGCGCTGAAATGCCAATGACATCTGATCAAGTAATTTGGTCTGAACAAAATAGATTACATATTTCTTACACTGGTGTTAGCTTACTAGCTGGTGCCGCTGCAAACGTTTTCGGTATTCCTACTGGAGTTCAAGGACTTCCTGGACAAGCTCAAAACGTTAATGTACAAAACGTAATCTTTCCAAATGACACTGTAGTTATTATGGATCCTGCAACTGGAAATACTAAAAAAGGTATTGTATCTGCTGTTGCAAATGGTGCTGGTACTTCTACAAGTATTACAGTTCTTAACTTTACACAAGCTAACTTTGCTGCTGGTAACGGTGGTTTCGCTACTTCTGCTATTGGTGCTGGAACGCTTAAGATATTCGTTTACGGATCTATCTTTGCTAAAGGAACTGTTGGACCTACTAACGTAGCTAACCAAGCTGGATCTGTTAAATCTATTCAGCCTCAGTTTACACAATTTGCTAATCAACCAATTATCATAAAAGATTCATTTGAAATAAATGGTTCTGATATGGCTCAAATCGGTTGGGTAGAAGTTGCAACTGAAGATGGTACGTCAGGATATTTATGGTATCTAAAAGCTGAGTCTGAAACAAGACTAAGATTTGATGACTATTTAGAAATGGCAATGGTTGAAAGTGAATTAGCTGCTGCTGGTTCTGGATTTGTTGGCGGTAGTGCCGGTGTACCAGGATTTAGTGCTGCTGGTGGTAACGCTGTTGCACATGGATCTCAAGGTCTTTTTGCTGCTATTGCTGCAAGAGGTAATGTAATGGCTGGCTTCTCTGGAGGTACAGGTATTTCTGACTTTGATCAAGTTCTTAAGAACTTAGATACTCAAGGAGCTATCGAAGAAAACATGCTTTTCTTAAATAGATCTTTAGATTTAGATTTTGATGATATGCTAGGGCAAATCTCTGCTGGACAAGCTGGAGGTACTGCTTATGGTTTATTTGAAAACTCTGAGGATATGGCGCTTAATTTAGGTTTCTCTGGTTTCAGAAGAGGTTCTTATGACTTCTATAAAACTAGCTGGAAATACTTAAACGATGCTTCTACAAGAGGTGCCGTTGCAGTAAGTGGAATAGAAGGTGTATTAATACCTGCTGGAACATCAACTGTGTATGACCAACAATTAGGTACTAACATAAGAAGACCATTCTTACACGTTAGATATAGAGCTTCACAAACTGAAGACAGACGATACAAAAACTGGATCACAGGATCTGCTGGTGGTGCTTACACTACAAGCTTAGATGCTATGCAAGTTAACTGGTTGTCTGAAAGATGTTTGGTTACTCAAGCTGCGAATAATTTCGTATTATTCCAAAACTAAGATTGCTTTAAAGTTTATCTCCGTCTTCGGGCGGAGATACTCTTTATTTTATTAATTATATTATATTATATCATGTCAAAGACTAAAGAAATAAAATCCCCTAAATGGGAGATGAAAAGTAGAACTTACTACTTATCAGAAGGTAAAACACCTTTAACATATACATTATCATCTAAAAATTCTGCAAGATCACAATTAATGTGGTTTGATGAATCTACAGGTACACAAAGAGAAATCAGATATGCAACTAATCAAGCATCGCCATTTGTTGATGAACAAAAAGGTGAAGTTACAATGGGTCATATTATATTTGAAAATGGATCTTTAACAGTACCTAAACAAAAGCAAAATTTACAAAAATTGCTTTCGTTATATCACCCTAGGTTAAACAGTACTTATTATGAGTATGAAGCTGAGGTTGAAGCAGAGGATGATATGCAATCAATAAATTTAGAAATAGATGCTTTAATAGCCGCAAGACAAATGGAAATAGATCAAGCAGAGGCTATATTAAGAGTAGAAAAAGGAACAGCAGTATCAACAATGAGTTCAAAAGAAGTTAAAAGAGATTTGTTGATTATGGCTAAAAATAATCCTAATTTATTTCTAAGCTTAGCAGCTGATGAAAATGTAGAATTAAGAAACATTGGAATTATAGCTGTAGAGCAAAGTATATTAAAGCTTTCACAAGATCAAAGAGATTTCTTATGGGGAAGTAATAATAGAAAATTAATGACTATACCATTTGATGAAAATCCATACTCAGCACTAGCTGCTTGGTTTAAAACTGATGAAGGTGTAGAAGTTTTTAAAACAATTAAGAAAAAGTTACAATAACATGTGACTATAATTATAGTGAAGGGTCACTTCTGTGGCCCTGTCATTATTAACTAAAATATTAAAATGGCAATAAACGTAAATAATGTATATCAAACCGTTTTATTAATACTAAATAAAGAGCAGAGAGGTTATATGACACCTGTTGAGTTTAATAAAACAGGTGCCCAAGCTCAATTAGAAATTTTTGAAACATATTTTGATAGCTTAAACCAACAAATACGTATTCCACAAACAGACAAAGATTATGCTAATAGAGTCATAAATCTTGATGAAAAAATCTCTATATTTAAAGAATTCGGAAACGCTGTATCAGTATCTACAAGCAACGTTTTTAACTTACCACAGTCTTTTTCTGGCTCAGGCCCAATAGCAACTACAACTTTACCCGCGGTAACAACCGCAGCAACGACTCAATATACTATTCAAACTGCTACAGTTGATCAAGTAACTAATGGTGTAGTACAAGTTTTTCAAAATGGTGTATTGTTATCAGATAGTTTGTATACAATATCTGGAACGAATATTAATTTTAATTCTCAACCTATAACGCTTGGGCAAGCATTAATAGTAAATGTATATCCTAAAGAATTTTATAGATTAGGTGATTTGTTTTACACAACTGGTGCTTTACCTACTCAAGAACTAGAAAGAGTTGGTAGAAGTGAATTATATCATTTACTAAGTTCTAATCTTACTAGACCAACAACTACATATCCTATATATACATATCAGAACAATCAAGTAGCTGTATACCCTACATCTATAGTTAATGGTATTAGTGTTGCATATATAAGAAAACCTATTGCTCCTGTGTGGAATTTTTCTCTTGGTGGTAGTAATCAATACATATACAACGCATCAACTTCTTTTGATTTTGAATTACATCCTGCTGAGCAAACAGAATTAATATTAAAAATATTATTATATGCAGGTGTTGTTATAAAAAGTCCTGAAATAGTACAAGTTGCTGCATCACAAATTCAGCAAGAAAATATAAATCAACAAAGATAATAAATTATGCCTATACCTAATGGTGGTTTAATAACCGAAACTAACAGACAATATTACGCTGGAGCTCAGCAGTTTACAGTACCGGCAACCGCTGTTAATCAAACTTTTACAAGTACATTTGACACTAATTTAGTTGTTGGGGCTGGTAACTATGCAGATCCTGGAAGTTTAGGTTATAATGTTAATAATTTTAAAATATTCACAAGCGCTAATGCTCAAACTTGGACAGAGCTTACACCAATAAACACTGATTTTGATGCAACAGCAGTTGGCGCTAACGCTATTAACCAACCTGTGGTAACCGTAACAGCAAACGCAAGTATTTTAGGTGGTAGTATATTTGCTTTAGTAAATAAAACAACAGGATTAGTTTATGGAACTATTATTACAAAAACAACCGCGGCGGGTGTTGATACTCTTACTTTAAATCAAAATATACCTGCTCTTCCTGCAAATGGAATACCAGCTGGCACAGCTTTAAGTGTACGTAGAATTACTGTATGGCAAATGTCTACACCAAACATAATAACTATACCACAGTCTTTAACTATTAACACTTATATAAAAATAGAATTAACAGAAGCTGCAAGAGAAAACAATTTTGGTAGTTACGAATATACTAGACTTGTAGATGTTATAGATAATTTTTTAATAGCATATGTTGGTCCTGGTAAGCTTATACCAAGTGTAAAAAGAACAGATGTTATATTTCACGCTAGGCGTGGATTACAAGAATTTAGCTATGATACTTTAAAAAGTGTTAAGTCTTCGGAATTAACTGTTCCACCTAGCTTAGGTTTAACTATACCTCAAGATTATGTTAATTATGTAAGTTTAGATTGGGTGGATAATATGGGCGTGTTACATCCTATATACCCTGCTAATAATTTAAATGAAAGTCCTTATTATACTTTTTCACAAGATGATTTAGGTAATCCAATACAAGATAGTGGTGATAGCAATACAGAGGTAACATCGCAAATAAACCCTGTGTGGGCAAAAAATAATCCTAGAAATATTAGTGGTGGCTTTATAAATGATTTAAACAATGCAAACGCAGTATTTGACCAAAGCGTTTACAACGGTCAATTAGGTCAAAGATATGGCTTAGAACCTCAAACTAGTCAAAAAAACGGTTGGTTTAAAATAGATGAAAGAAAAGGTACATTTAATTTTACAAGTAATTTGGCAAATAAACTAATATTATTACAATATATATCTGATGGTAATGCTTATGATCTTGATGCTAGAATACCTAAACTAGCAGAAGACGCTTTATACTCTCATATTGTACACGCTTTACTCTCTACATCTGCAAACGTACAAGAATATGTTGTAAGAAGATTTCAAAAAGAAAGAAGTGCTAAACTAAGAAATGCAAAAATTAGATTATCTAATCTTAAGCTTGATCAAATAGTTCAAGTTATGAGAG